TGTTTATTCTGCAGAGTGGAACGAATTAGCGGAAGCTATATTAGGTTTTGCTTTTGTCGATGAACAAGATCATAGTGTAGACTTACTTGGTTTTGATGGAGATTATAGTGCTTTCGATGCAAATCAAATCGTTGTTGTGATGGACAAATGCTTTGATTGGTTAGATAGTCAGTATCCAGATGCAACTGAAGAAGATAAGCTTGTGAGAAAGTATATTCGTAAGAATATAGTTTACTCCAAGCATATTTGGAAAGATGTTGTCTTTAGAACAGAAGGAGGGAATCCGTCTGGCAATTGGTTAACAACACATATTAATAACTTATACAATCTATTAGCTTTTAGGTACACGTATTACCGTGCTATGCCTGATACTAGGGATTTATTCCACTATCATGTTGCTTTGCAGGTAGGTGGAGATGATAACGTAGGATCTTTTGATCCTATGACTATTCATAGGTATAATATGCAAGTTGTTATCAAGTATATGCCAGAAATTGGATGTAAGTATACTTCTGCAGACAAGTCTGAGTCCACTTTAGAATATAAGGATTTTTATAATCTCACTTTCCTGAAGCGAACTTTCAGAAAGTATGAAGGGAATTATATTGGTCCCATTGACATAAATTCAGCGTTAGAAATTTGTCAGTGGACAAAGACAAATAGAATGGATATTTTCTATACGAATGTTAAAAATTCGTTAAGAGAGTTGTCACTTCACCCTGTCAAAATCTTTGAAACAAAAAGGTTAATACTCAAGAAGTATATGGATGATAGAAATCTTGATACTGCCTTTATTGAATTTCAACTTCCTCACAGGTCTCTCAGAGATAAAGTGTTGAAGATGGAATCTTATGTTTAAAGAAACACTGTCCTCCATGACATTAAACTGGTGTATCTGTCCGCATTAGTAAAATCCTGGCAGAAGGTCCATCCAAAAGATGGCGTTAGTTATGCCCGAAATGCATATCACTGGCCCAAAGCCGCCTCTCTTATTCGAAGATTGGGAGATTGAATGAATCTAAGATCTTACCATACCGTTGAGAGGGAAGAGTCAACCACCCATCGGGAATGACTATAACTTTCCCTGATTCTCGCTCACTGCTACGTCGACTCAGTACAGTGGGTCAAATAACGGGTTGCTCCTAATACTAACACCCAAAATGATTCGGTGACTGTTCCCGTGGAAACAGGTACACCAATGAATCAACCTTATCAAACCACCCACGAAAATAATGATTCTTTTCATGCGGACACTACGCATGTTAAAGATGACGGGCTCGCCACCACTGTCGTTACAGGTGACGAGTCCAATAATGCTTATAAAAGATTATTGGGCTTACATTCACAAGACCAAGATCAAAGCATTGCCTCTTTCTTAATGAAACCCATAAGACTTCAATCTTCAACAATATCCAATACTGATGTATTGACTACTTTGTTGTTTGATGGTATCATGCCTAAAACGTATTTTACTACTAGTGCATTACCAGCTGATAAAGTCAGGGGGTTATTTGGATCGAGGTTTACTATGGTAATGACTCTTCAAATAAATGCTACGCGTTTCCAACAGGGCCGGTATATGTTATACTGGGTACCTTTTGGAGGTGTGCGTGGTCAATCTGACAAAACTGTTGCCTGGGTTAATTCCCACACAGGTCGATTACAATCACGTACACAGCTTCCACATGTAGAAATTGATATCTCAACTCAAACTTCGGTTCAGTTAAAGATACCTTTTTCTTCGGTCAACACTTGTTGGCCAACTGGAGCTATTTCTGACGTCAACGACTTTGGCGCATTAGGACAATTAAGACTTGTTCCTTATATGCCATTGTGCGCTGGTTCCGGAGATATTTCCGCTAATTATACATTGTGGATGCATTTAGAAGATTTTGAACCATATGGCAATGTTGTTCCACAGGCAGGTGTTACCGTAACGAAAAAACGTTACGCAAAGAACGCCTCAGAGATGGAACAACAGGAAGCCGGGGTTGGACCAATTGGTGGAATGCTTGCGAAAGTTTCAAAAGCATCGTCAATATTGTCTCCAATCCCAATCGTAGGTCAGTACGCCTCTGGGGTGTCATGGGCTACAGATGTTCTTTCACGTGCTGCGAATGTATTTGGATGGGCTAAACCAATTAATTTGGCTCCAACCCACAGATACTATAAGGAGACATCGTGTAATTTAACAACTGTAGACGGAATTGACAACTCCAATTCTCTATCTTTAACAAGTGCCAACAAAGTCACAGACTTAGTTGGTTTTAGTAATAAGAAAGAGGATGATATGACCATTGCAGCTATTGCAATGCGTCCCGCGTACACCTATGGTTTTCAGTGGCCAGACACTGCGTCCAGCGGTGATGTGTTATCAGTAGTACAAATCAAGCCTCACGACTTTTTAGAGTCGGTATCAACAGGCGGAAGAGACTACTTCTTTTTAACACCATTGCAATTTTGTTCGCAGATGTTTGATTATTGGAGAGGTTCTCTACAATATACTTTTAAGATAGCAAAAACTGAGTTTCATTCAGGTCGTATTGTTGTCGCATTTTCTCCTGAAAATAAAAAGTCCACTTTCTCTGTTGCAACTTTGACGTCTTCTGACTTCATTTACAGAGAAATTATTGACCTAAGACATTGTAACGAATTTACTGTTACTGTTCCTTATATGGGGACAAGTCTTTATAAGTCTACTTGGACAGACACATTAATCGACTTGGATGATAAAGTCGGTGCTCTTTTCGTATTTGTATTGGACCCTTTGGTCGCACCAGACACCGTTAGCTCTACACTTGATTTTGTTGTGGAAGTTAGCGGTGGACCTGACATCGAATTTGCTGTGCCAACTTCACGAATTACTATGAATCCTGCTCACAATGTCACACCTCAAAGCGGATGGTTATCTTCTGAACCGTCTGCTAATGACACTGAAGTAGTTGATATTGGTAATTCAAAAGTTGGTCCTCCTATTTTAGATTTTGCGGAAGCCTCTATTGGCGAGCGAATCGTGTCCTTTAGGGCACTTTTAAGGAGATCAAATGTTGTCACGTATACTGATCAACCCTATACCGGTAAAATTTACTGGACCATAAATCCACATTTTTGGAATAGTAGAAACGTTACTTCACCTACAGATTTTGTATCTACAGATCTGCACAGTGTGTTGTCAAGTGTCTATCTATATGCCAGAGGGGGATTGCGTTATAAAATTTTAACCACTAGCTTAATTAAGGAGACTAATCCTGTCAATGACCAATATTGGTATGCACAGTTAGCCACCAATTCTTATCCAGTGAGTAAACATATAACAATGGCAGCAAATTTTACTAGTACAGGTAATAACACAAATCAACCTATGTCCACGTCTAACTATTATATTGCTCATAGCACAGATAGAAAGATGTTGGAGGTAGCAGTTCCTATGTATTCTTCTGAAATGATGATCAATACCATTGATTGCATGGTAGGAGATACGTTGATACCAGATAGTTTGAACCGTGATTCAGTTGCACCAAAGTACGCAATTAATGTAAGTTGTAACCGTGTATGGGCTACCACAGAACTACCAAATACCATCTTGAAGGCAACTTCAGATGATT